TATGTTCCCTAAAGCAATCGTTGGTGGTGGCACTGGTTCATACTATTCAGCTGATAATATTTTCATTATCGGTCGTCAACAAGAGAAAGAAGGAACTGAGGTAATCGGTTACAACTTTATCATCAATGTGGAGAAATCTCGTTATGTTCGAGAGAAATCTAAGATCCCTGTTACTGTATATCACGATGGTGGTATTAGTCGCTGGTCTGGCTTACTTGATATGGCACTTGATTCAGGGCATGTTATTAAACCATCTAATGGTTGGTACTCAAGGGTGGATAAGGACACTGGTGAGATAGAAGATAAAAAGTTCCGTGTAAAAGATACTGATACCAAAGAATTTTGGATGCAGGTTCTAAAACAGAAAACATTTATTGACTATGTTAAACAAACTTATCAAGTTGGTCAAACCGATATTCTCAAGGATGAGGAAATCGAAACAGAACTGGCAGAACTCGATGAAGCCGAGTGATTTTGTAAGACCCCACAAAACTGTAGAACGCAACGGAGTACTTGCGTTGAAGTTGTCTGAAGGACAATTTGCTGGTATAATATTCTCTTATGGTCGTGTTGCTTTCGAAGAAGATAAAGAAAACGATCGTTTGAGAGTAAAATATGATTATGAGATCCACGACTTCCGACCAGAAGATTTAGATGTCTCAGCTTTTGAAAAAGAGTTGGGTGACTTTCTTATTGAGTTGTGTATGTATGGTGTTATGAATAACGATTTAGTTTACACAGGCGGTATTGATGCGCATAGAGAAAACAATATTATCGAATCTGATCCACAATGATGAATATTGTAGAAAAGTAGTTCCACATTTAAAGAAAGAATATTTTACAGATCGCAAAGAAGCGATGATTGTAGAAACTCTATTAAAATTCTTTAATGAGTTTAATATGCCAGCCACGCCAGAAATCTTAGCAATTGAGATCGGCAATAGGAAAGATCTTAACGACAAAGAGATCCCTGAGATTGAAACCTATATTAACGAGTTGACCAGTAAGGAAACTAATTCTGAATGGTTACTTGGTGAAACAGAAAAGTTTTGTAAGGACAAGGCAGTCTATAATGCGATTCTTCACTCAATTAAAATCATCGATGGTGGAGATAAAAATCAGACAAAAGATGCAATCCCTTCTATCTTATCTGATGCTTTGTCTGTATGCTTTGATAATCATATTGGTCATGACTATTTGGAAGACTTCGATGAGAGGTATGATTTTTATCATAGGGTGGAAGAGAAGATTGCATTCGACCTTGATCTCTTTAATAAAATCACTAAAGGTGGGCTCAGTAAGAAAACATTGAATGTTGTCTTGGCTGGTACTGGGGTTGGTAAGTCTTTGTTTATGTGCCATGTGGCAGCATCTACTTTAATGCAAGGTAAGAATGTTCTTTATATTACTATGGAAATGGCAGAGGAACGAATCGCAGAAAGGATTGATGCGAATCTTATGAACATCGGTATGGATGAGTTAAAGGTTATTGATAAATCTGTATTCGAATCCAGAGTGGCAAAGGTAGCAAAGAAAACGCAAGGTAAGTTGATCATCAAAGAGTATCCAACAGCTGGTGCTCATGCTGGACACTTCCGTGCGCTATTGGAAGAACTAAAACTGAAAAGAGAGTTTGCTCCAGACATGGTCATTATTGACTATCTGAATATCTGTTCTTCATCTCGTATGAAGCAAGGAGCAAATGTAAACTCTTATACATATATTAAGTCGATAGCAGAAGAGTTAAGAGGACTAGCAGTTGAGATGGGTGTGCCGATTCTATCAGCGACTCAAACAACCAGATCTGGTTTTGCTAACACCGATGTTGAATTGACGGACACTTCTGAATCATTTGGTTTACCTGCGACAGTTGATTTTATGTTTGCTTTGATTAGTTCTGAAGAGTTGGAAGAACTTGGTCAGTTGCTAGTTAAGCAGTTGAAGAATCGTTATGGCGATCCGTCTTACTTCAAGAAATTTGTAATTGGAGTTGACAGATCAAAGATGAAGTTGTATAATTTAGAATCATCAGCGCAGAAAGATATTTCAGAATCTGGTCAAGACAGTGGTCCAGTTTTTGACAAATCAGATTTTGGTAAAAGAGTGAAGACGGAAGACTTCGAAGGATTCAAGTTTTAGGAGAATGATATGGTAAAAGTAATTGTAGCTGAAACCAAGCATGACTGCAAGCATTTGCTTGGACAGTTTTTAGATGAGAGGCACTATGATGTTCTGGTTGAAGAAGATTGTGATGTTTATATGCCAGCCAATTCAGAATTGGCGACGCAAGCCAACGATTCAAATTCCTGTGAAACAGGTATCGATGAAAGACGAATTGTATTTAGATTTCGTAAAAACTACTTTACGAAAGAAGAACAAGAAATGGCTTATCAAGGGTTACGAGAAGCAGCAACGGTAACGCAGAATCGTGGTTTGGCTTCTGGTCCAAGAGAAGAGTCTTTGGGTGCAAGACATTGGGTAACTGACGAGCAATTTGAATTGCTTGAGTTTATGATGGAGCCGAAGGAAACTTTGACTGGTGAAGACGGCATTGATGAAATTCGTAGACGCCACAGAGAGGGTAAGTACGAAGTCCCATCTCGTGGATACACTTGGTTACAAAACAAAATTAATACCACTGGCAAAGTATTCAGTGGTGCAGCAAAAGGTTTTGTGTTTGACGAGTGGGTTGAAACAGTTCGTAAACTGCCTAAACAACAAATGCAAGATGAAGCGAAACGAGTTGCTACTGATTTAATCTGTAATACTACCTACGCTAACTCTGTATACTCTGGTATTGCTGGTTGGTTTGATCGTTATCCTCGTATCCCGTATGGTCGTGCAACTACTTACACAAGAGACAATCCAGAGAAGTTTGCGATGGCTTATCCATTCCTTCAACACTTGGCTAAAGGTTTTAAAGATCTATTGCCATGGCGTTATGCAAATCAAATGCGTGAAGCAGCAAAACTAGATCCAGAGTTCTTAGTTCCTGGTACTCCATTTACTACGATTACCGTAAATAAAACATTTCGTACTGCAGCCCACTATGATGCTGGCGATCTTGATAGTGGTTTGTCTAATCTTCTTACGCTATCAAATGATGGTAACTACACTGGTGGATATTTGATTGCACCTGAGTATCGTGTTGCTGTTAATGTAAGACCTGGAGATTTGTTATTGATTAACAATCACGAAGTTATGCATGGCAATACTCCGATTGAATGTGCAGAAGGTTCAGAGCGAGTTTCTCTAGTTGTATACTTCCGTGAGAAGATGCTTGAGTTGGGTAGCAAAGCGTATGAAGATATTCGTATGAATTTTGTTCAAGATCGTAAAGATAATAAAGAGCATCCAAATCAGAAACCATTATGGAATGGTGTTACCGAAGGTATGTGGCAATCTCAAGAATGGAAAGACTATCTGATTGACAAGGGTGGTTTGGAAATGGCTAAGAAATATGAGGCAAATCTTATGGAAGAAAAATCTTCCTTGGAGGAGTTCTTTTAATGTGCGCAATTATCGGTGCGTTCATTCAGAACCCTTCATTAGAAGATTTTGAAAGTTTAAAACGAGTATTCCTTGAGTCTAGAATTCGAGGTATGCACGCAACAGGCATTTCATTCCTTCCTAGTTGGAGTGATAAAGTTATAACGATTAAAGATTCAATTCCTGCAGATGAGTTTATTAGTATTCATATGCATAATGATAATATGAAGGAGTTTATTAATGCTGACGGTAATCTTTACCTTATTGGTCACTGTAGATATAGTACTAGCGATTTATTGTATAACCAGCCAATAGCCAATGACGAACATTCTATTGTTCACAATGGAGTTATTACGCAAGAGTTATCAGAAAACTGGGATAAGATATTTGCATACAAATGTGAAACAAAGAACGACTCTGAATTAGTCTTGCATTCTGATTCACCTTTGGAAGAATTCCCAGATGCTTCTATGGCAGTTTGTGAACTAACCAGCGACAAGAAATTATTGTTCTATCGCAATGGAAAACGACCATTATGGTTGTCTCAAATAGCGAATGGGTATATAATTACCTCTACGGCAGACATTCCACGCAGGGCTGGATTTACAACTCTGACTGGACAGATTTATAAAGATACATACTGCACTGTCTATCCAGATGGTGCGATTATGTTTGAGCATCTTGAAAACAAAACAAGGGATTTACAGAATGTATAATGTGAATGAGTGGAGTTATGGAGTAGAGTTAGAATATGGAGATAGTTATCGCTTCTGCGAGTTACCTGAAGGTGCTCAGTGGAATGATAAAGATAATACCTGCGTAAGCACTACTGGTATTGCTAATGATCCAGACGGCAAACTCTACAAGTATGGTGGCGAGATTAACACCAAACCAACTTACTTTATCTCAGACCAGATTTCCCACATCAAGGCGATCAATGAAACTCTTTGTCCTGCTCCAATAGTAAACTACCGAAGCAATCTTCATATTCATATCCGTGTACCAAACTTACATAATGATCTAGAGTCTTGTAAGAAACTACTCCGTTATGTAGATCGTTATCAACAACAGGCATTTGATATTGTCGAAACAATTCCTGTTCCTGATAAGAATACTTTGTCTCCTGAAGTTTACGAGTGGGCTTATAAGAGAATGAAGCGCAGACATAAAAGTCATCAAAACAAATTACCAAAGGGTAGAGTTGAAGCAATGCTAGCTTCAACCACAACTCAAGAGTTTTTTGAGAACCATGCTCATAAAGATGCTAAGGGCAATCCTGCTTGGTTTCAATGCCCTCGTGCTGGTATTAATTTGCGACAGATGTGGGAAGAAACAAACACAATTGAGTTTCGTCACTTTCCAGGAACAACAGACATGGATGAAATGGAATCGTGCATTCGTTGGTGTAGAGAGTTTCTTAACGCTGCATTGAATCGTGATGATGTCTCGCCAGCAGAGTTTTATGCAGAACAACAATATCAGTTCCCAGACTTTCAACCATACGAGTATGAAACCGAACAAATTTATCAGTGGACCAACTTTGATACCAATACAAAGAAAGATATCACCAAAAGATTAGAAGCACTAAGAGAACAGATTGATATTGACGCAATCGGAAAGGTAAACTCTAAAATGATCTTCCCAATTATGCGTCAACTACAGGAACAAGGTCTATGAAGGTATTGTTTGTATGTCACGGTAACATTAACCGCAGTGCTGCTGGCGAGATTATGCTTAAGCAAATCAAACCAGACTGGGAAATTAAATCTGCTGCACTGAAAGATACAAAGGGTGGTGAACGAACTGCCAAGAAAATGCGTGAGTCATTAGTTGATGCTGGGTATCCAGGAGAGATTCGTTCAACTCCGATTAGTCAGCAATTGGTTGATTGGGCTGATGTTATCTTTTACATGGACGATAGCAACCACAACAAACTCAAAGACAAGTTTGGTGATTCTGTATTTGAGAAAGCGATTCGTATTAGCAATTATGTTTCTGGTGTAACAAAAATTCCAGATCCAAACTTTGCTAAGGGAACTGAGATGCACAAGGAAGTTATTAAATTATTAGAAATCGCTTTATACAAATACATCAATGAGCAAACAGTATAGACAACAAATGGGGTTCAGTCGCAAAGACGAATTCCATAAGTGGGTTTCTTGTAAAGATATAATTATCCCAAACTGGCCATTGGTTGAAGCGAGAAACGATAGACTGGTAGAAGTCTTCACCAAGATTAACGAACAACTACCAATTAAGTATGAAGGTAACATTGGAGATGATATCTGGAAATGTTACAACTCAGTA